GAGGCCGAAAAGCAGAGTCCCCCCCCGCCGATAGATTGGGCGAAGACGTTCAAGGGAGGCATGTCGGCTGGCGGAAGTGTCCACCAGACCAGCTCACCCCCTCCGCTGGACCCGCCGGAGCCGAGTGAGGACGAACTTCGCACGTTCTGCAACACCATCTATCAGCGGATGATGACCTTCCGTTATTCGTCGGCGTTTGATTTACTTCGTGGCCAACTGGCCGAAGCCCGCGAGCACGGACGGCAGGAGGTCGCGAAGAAGATCGAGAAGAACTTGCCGAGGTTGTGGGGTTTGTGGCAAGACACTCTTGGCAAATGGAAAGGCGAACGGCTCTTCATGGAGAGGGTTGACGCCGTGTCGTTTTGCGTCCAATACGGAGTATGGGACACGAAAGTCCGCGAGCTTGATCCGATGACGGGAGGGCCGAAGGGATAATGCCATCCGCCTACGTCTTCTTCGCCTGCATCCCCGAGTCCACTTCCATCGACGGCCGCGCCGCAGGGCTTGTCTCTCGACTCACCAATAGTCCGATAAACCACGTAAGCGTGGGGGATGGGGAGGTCGTACTCGACGTGCGTCTACGTCGGTCCATGTTCGTCCCCCACGACGTGTTTTTTGTGCAGCACCCGTACCTGTGGCGGATGATCGATGTGCCGGTTCCGCGCAAGGTCACCTTCCCCGAGATCGTCGGCAAAGGCGCAACCGAGGTGCTCCGGTCCTACTCGGGACTCCTCAACGGCAACCCAATGGACGGCCGGAACTGCCTCTCAGTTTCTTTTCGGACGCTTATTGATTCTGGGTTCTCATTAGTGCCTAACATCTTGACGCCAGAGGACTTACACTGGCATCTCAAGGAGTTGGGCCATCGTGTCGTTGACCTCTTCGAGCCGAGATCCAAGTCCCAGAATCACCTTCCGCGATCTGGACGTGGCCACTCTCGAAAGGCTGGCGGACTTGTGGAACCACAAGTACCAAATGCCCGTCATGGGCGGACCAGAGGCGCTCGCCAGTGAATCGCTCCGATACGACTACGCCATCAAACTCGGGCAGTGGTCGATCCTGAAAGACATCGACGCCGCGATTCAGTCCCACAAAAAAAGGGGTGAATCGCAATGAGTGCAGGACTCAAGACCGGACCCATCGCGTCGGAATGGTCCTCGCTCGATACCGATCGCAAGGGCTCGCTCGATCAGGTCCGCCAGATCGCGGCGCTCACCGAGCCCGCCGTTCTCCCCAAGTCCAACCAGCGCCCCGACCAAGACCTGCCCAACCCGTACCAGTCTCTCGGCCCGCGCGGCGCGGTCAATCTCGCGGGCGTGCTCCTCACATACTTGTTCCCCGCCGAGTTTCCTTGGGGAAAGTTCTCGCTTTCACCCGAGTATCTGTACTCAGGCTCAGACCCGTCCGCGATCCAGAAGGCGCAAGACCTTCTTTTCCTCGCCGACCTTCACGTCCACAGCCTTTTCGAGTCGTCCAGCCGCGACTACACCAAGCCGCTCGGATTCCGCTCCCAGAAATACCGCTCGCTCATGCAGTTGCTTGTGGGTGGTGACGTGCTCGAATGCGTCGATCACGGCATGAAAGAGGACGGTTCCGAGGGCGACGACTTCCGAATCCGATTCTTCCGGCAGGACCGCTACGTCTCGCAACGCGACACCAGCGGCTCGCCCGTGCTGCACATCACGCAAGAATCCAAGGACGCGGCATCGTTCTCCGACGAAGATTTCGCCAAGTCCGAACTCCCCAAAGAACTCCTGGAGGCGACGCGCACGGAACGCATGGTCCCGCTCTACACGCGGGTTGAGATGCACCCGTTCTCCCGCGTGTGGACCATCACGCAGGAAATCAACGGCGTCGAAATCCGCACCGCCGAGGACAAGCACAGCCGGTATTTCTGCACCCCGTACCGGCTTGTGGGCGAGGAGCACTACGGGCGTGGCTTCTTTGCCGCGTTCGAGGGCGACTTGCGTTCGCTCGAAAAGCTCCGCGAATGCCTGTTGGATTTCGCGGCAACGGCCAGCAAACACCTTCTTTTCCTTGATTCCGCGAGCGAACTCCGCGCGAGCGACTTTGCCAAGCGAACGGGCAGCGTCATCGAGGGCGCTCGCATCGTGGGCGGGCAGGTGCAGGACGCGGCGTTCTTCCGTGCCGACAAGATGCCCGATTTCCAGGTGGTTGAGAAGGTCCACGAGAACATCCGCGCCGACGTGGGCGCGTCGGTCATGCTCCGCAGCGAGTCCGTCCGCCAGAGCGAACGCACGACGGCCTACGAGGTTGCCGAGACGGTCATCCGCGAGATGGAGGGGATGCAGGGTGGCCTGATGTCCCAGATCGCGGACTACCAGCAGGTTCCCCTGTTCAACTACGCTCGCTACTGGCTGCAAGAGAAGAACAAGTTGCCGCCGCAGGTGGGCGAAATGTTCAATCGCAAGATGGTCGAGATTCAGGCGCTCACGGGCGTTGCGGCTCTTGCCCGCACGGCCCGCGCCAACTCGCTCCTCACGACGCTAGAGCGCCTTGGCCGCATCGACCCGGCGATGCTCGCCCCGCTCAATCGAGATCAGGTGCTCCACTACCTCACCCGCGCCGCCAACTTCTACGAGCCGGGCCTCATCAAAACCCGCGAGGAAACAGAGCAGGAAACGCAGAAAGCCTTGCAGGTGCAGGCGCAGCAGCAGGCGATCGAAACGACAGGCAAAGTCATCGAAAACACGGCGGCGGCCCAGGCGAGTGCCCAGACCGGTGCCGCGTAGAAAAGAAAGGAGACGCATGGAAAAACAGGTCATCCCTATTGAGATGCCGGGCGAAGACCCCGGCACGGAAGGGTTGGGAACCACCACGCAGGTCGGCAAGACCACGATGCGATCGGTGTCCAACGACGAACTCGCCAAGCCCGAACAGACGTGGGAACAGCGATACAAAGCCCTGCAATCGCACACGCAGAAGGAACGGGAGGAACTCGCCAAGTTGCGCAAGGCCGCCACCGCCAGCAGCGGCGAGAAGGGCATCGAGTCCATCGCCGACAAGCCGCAGGAGAAACCGGGTGAGATCAGCAAGATCGCGCCGCAATCCGAGCCTGACGCCGAACCAAGCGACGACGTGGACTCGATTCTCGCCAAGGCAGGGTTGGACAAGAAGGACGTGGCGTCCAGGCTCAAGGATGGGAAGATCTCCGACGAAGACTACGTGAAGCTCCGCAAGGGCAACCCGTGGCTCAGCCGGGCGATTGCCAACAAGCTGGTGGAGTCCGAACTCAAGGACGAAACAATCAAGGTGCTCAACTCGAAGATGCACTACGACAAGTTTTCGAGGGCCGTGGGCGGCGAAGAGGGCATCAAGGCGTGCTACGAGAAGGCCCGCACACTCCCCGAGGCGCAACAGAAGGAACTGGACGACCTCCTGCAATCCGGCAAGATCGGCCCCGCAGTGGCCTATTTCAGCCAGCTTACGGGTGGAATTGAGGCCAAGCCGGGTAAGCCCGCGCTCATCCAAGGACGCCCCGGCGTTCCGGCTAAAGGCCCGGTCAACAACCTCTCCGATTGGTCCAAGTTGCGCACGGCGGCCATGCGCGGCGACCAAGAGGCCATCGACCAGTTGAAGAACATGGACCCCAAGAAGTTCATTGAATGGAGCAAGGCGTGATTCGATTTACCGAAGAACAAAACCGATTCCTTGAAAAGAAGAAGTGTGGCGTTCGGTTCTCCGACCGTGCCATCGCGGGCACCCAGAACTACGAAGTCGTCGCCGAGATCGTGACCCTCGACCAGCCCCAGCAGACAGTGTGCGTGGCGACCCACCCAGCCGATCGGCTTGCGGCGGCGAACACGGCCATCCAGATGCTCCGCTCGGCGAAGATGCCCGACCGCATCGGCGACGAGGAAATGGACCGTTTGCAGGCCGAGAACGAAGAACTCCGACGCAAGTTGGCCGCAAAGGAAGGGAAGATCGCGGACAAGGAACCCATCTCGACGGCGACCTATGCCGCTCCCGGCGTGGACCTCTCCCGTTCCGAGGAAGAAGCCGAGGCCGCGTTGAACGCCACCGCAAGCGAGCCACACGTCGAACCGTTCAAGGCCCGCCGTCGCCGTGGACGCCCGCCGAACAATCCAGTGGAAAGTGTTGGGTGATGTCAGACTTGCCCGGTGGAAACACTGGGCCTAGTCTTTGGCGAGTATTTGGCAGGGGTGTGACGCCCGCGCTGTATGCGCGATACCGGGCACCCCAGGCTTGCAGGACCGCTCCGGCAAGACCCGCGTTGTGCGTCACCCGTCAGGCCCGCGCAACGCCTGGACACCCTGACCGTCGGATCAACGAAGCCCACGCCTTGGCACAGCCCGCTGTAACGCGGAGCCAGGGGTTCTTCAATGTCCACAGTCAACGCAGTTCCGTTCCTGGCCAATAGCGCCGGGACCGACCTCACGAGCCTTGGGCTCAAGATGTATTGGGGCAGCGTGGTCGAGGCGTACCGCAACGGTGCGTACCTCTTCAACACGCCGTCGAATGTCATTGCACGCAAGACCGTCACCGCAGGCAAGTCGTGGCAGTTCTTGATGATGGCCGACTTGCCCGAGCCGGACGACTTCACGCCCGGCGACACGCTTGCCGGTCAAGCCTACGCCTTCGAGGAAGGCACGATCACGGCGGATGGCTACGTCGTCAGCCACGCGATGGTGCCCAAGGACCAGATCCACTACGCGCACTTTGACGCGATGGGGATGCTCGGTGCCTCGCAGGGTGCTCGCCTTGCCCGCAAGATCAACAAGCGGCTGAACATCACCGGCTGTCTCGCCGCACGCACGGCGTCGGCATCCAAGAACGGCCTCACGATCCACAACGGCGGCAACCGCGTCACGCGCGGCGGCAGCACGAGTGGTTCGTCCAGCACGTCGGTCACGGCGGCTTACCCGCGTTCACCCTTGGGCGCGAGCAACTTCCGAAGCGACCTTCGCTTGCTGGCCCGCCGAATGGACGAGGATCAGATTCCGCGAGAGGGCCGACTCCTCATCATCACGCCCTACATGCACGAAGTCATGTTGAACGACGCGACCTACGTCTTGGACGTGGGCACGCCGAACAACGTGCGTCACTCGTTCACGAACAGCACGCTGTTCAGCGAGGACTACGCACGCGGCACAGGCAACGACGTGAACACCCGCACGATCCGCGTGGTCGAAGGGTTCCAGATCGTCCAGATCGAAAACTGGTCGAGCATGGGCGGCTCGATGCCGGACGAGAACATCGTGACCGGCCCGTCCAAGTACCAGGCCAACTTCACCCCCAACAGCACGACTTCGGGCACGCCCGTGGCGCTCGCGTTGTGTGCGGGGCAGGGCGGCGTGGCACCCATCGGCATGGTGATCTTTGAGGGCCTCGAACACGACGAGGAATACCTCATCCGCAACAAGTGCTACTTCATGGCGGCAAGCGTCTTCAACGGTGCTGGCGTGCTCCATCCGTGGTGCGCGGGCTCGATTGAAGTCACGAACGACACCCTCAACACCGTGGCATCGCTCAGCGGCACCACCGCCGACAGCGGCGCGTACACCGGCTGATAGGAGAAAACAGCAATGGCAACGACCAATACATACCCGGCAACGCCCAGCATTTACAAGGGGCGTCCAATCACGGAGCAAACGGTGGGGTCGATTCCTTCCACCACCGGGCTTTTCGTGGAAGAGTTTGGCGGTCCATATCCGGCCCGAACGACAAAGGTCACGTTTACCAGTTTCCCGATCACGATCACTCGCACGTCCAGTTCGGTCGCTGGTAACAGCGGAGCGACACAGACGGGCTTGTTCTACACCTTCCCAGTCGGGTACATCTGGCTCAAGGGTGGAGTCATTGACGTAACTCTTTCCGCCGTCACGATGGCGGACACGTCAGGTGCAGTGACCGGCGTCGGTACGACGCAGAATACTGGCACTCCGGCCTCTCTCGCGACGACCGAGCAAAGCCTCATCGCTTCCGCGACTACGGCTATTGCGTCAAGTGCGGGAAGCCGAACGGCGGCGTCTCCTGCAACCTACATCGCACCCGTGGACGGGCGCACGACCGCAGCGGGCCTGTACTTCAACTTCGGCACGGCGGATGACATCACCGCAAGCGGCACGATCTACGTGACCGGCTACATCAAGTTCAGTTGGGAAAACCTCGGCGACACCTAATCGCTTTCCGTCCCCCTTTCGGCTCGCCGCGCGGCAACGTGCGGCGGGCTTTTATGAAGCACTCCACCAAGTCTGTGTTTCGGTCGGGCCTGTTGCTCGGCATTTTCATCGCGTCGGCATGTGCGGCGGCGGTGCTGTACATGGGTGGCTGCGAAACGACCGTGCCCAGCCCGCGTGCGACCGGGCAGCGCGTGTCGATCGAGCAGGCCCAACTCGAATACAAGCAGATCGAGGCCGAGAAGAAGGCCGAAGCGCAAGCCGAGGACGCGGCGTTCCGGCGTCAGGTGGACAAGTTCCAGCGTCAGGCCAAGAGGGATATTGCCGCGCTGAACATCGAATGTGCCGAGAAGGCCCAGCAGTTGCAGGACAATCTGGACGAAGCAATCGCCCAGTTAGAAGCGACACACAACGCCAGCGTGTCGGCCAGAGAAATGCTGCTCGCGTCCACGTTCCAGACACTCACGATCCAGATCAAAGAGGCGCAGGCCAAGACGGACGCATGGGCGAACGCGGCCAGCTTTGTACAACAGATCGCGCCGTCGTTTGGACCGATCGGAGGCGTTGTCAGCGCCGTGGTCGGACTTGGCGGCCTTGCTTTCGGGTTCAAGCAGAAGGGCAACGCCAAGCAGTCGGACGCGAACCACAGCGAAACGCTCGCACAGGTCGAGAAGATCATCGACGCGATCGACATCGCCAAGACCTCCAACCCGAAGATGGCCGAGGCGTTCAAGGAGAGCGGTAACCTGCTCAACGAATGGATGGGTAGCAAGGCCAAGGCTCTCGTTTCACAACTTCAAGAGCACGGAACGAAAGGGGTCGCGTAATGCCCACCTCGCAAGAGTGTAACTCCGCACGCACCGTCGCGCTCGCCAACGCGATCGACGACTACGACGCCGCCGTCACCGCGTGCATGAACGGCTCACCGAGCAATCGGACGGCCTGCCTTGCGGGCGCGGCCGCGTCGCTCATCACCCTCCTCACCGCCATCGCCAAGGCACACGCCAACTGCATCGCCGGGACCGTACCCGGCACTCCCGTCCCCTTCCCCGACGAGTAAACCATGCCAACTCCACCAGCGATTGAACGTGAAGTCACCGCACGATGGAAGATCGTGGCTGGCGTTGTCGTAGCCATGTGCGGCACGGGCGGGGCTTCGACGTTCTTCTACTACAAGGGAGCTTCACGCGGCGAGCAAGTCGTCACCGCGTCGGACCTTGACGTATTTAAGAACGCGATCGTGTCGGAGATGAAGGTCGAGTTGAAGAAGACCGACGAGCGGATCAGCAAGGCCGAGAGCCTTGGAGATCGCGTGCTCTCGCTCGAAAAGGAGAGCCAGTTCAACAGGACGATGCTGTTGGCCTTGAGTGCCGAACTCAAGCCGTCGCTCACTTCGCTGCAAAGCGACATGAGCAAGGCACTCCAATCTATCGAGTACATGCGGGCCAAGTTGGAGGAGAAGAAGTAAATGGCCGTCACCAAACAAAGCATGTCCCGAGCCGTGGTCGGCGCGAGCAAGTGGAAGACTCTTCGAGAGTACGCCGCGAACACGGGGCGCGTGTCGTTCTCCCTCATCGCCGACAGCAACGGGCTCCACACCGATTTCGGGTGGACGAGGGGTTTGGCTCGGGCCATACGTTCTTCCGGTATCCCGTGCTTCGGCACTGGCCTACTTGGCTCACGACACAACCGACTCAAATACGTTGCTGGAGGTGGGCAGGAGTGGGCGTTTTCTCGATACTCGCAAGCGTCGGCGATATCTGGAACAGCCACGACCAAGACCAAGGTCGGCATCGAACTCACGAACATCAACACGTCTGGTACGACGGTGACGGTAGCGTCCGGCACGGACTTCACGAACTATTCGTGGCACTCCGGCGACCGGATGATTATTATCAACAGCAGCGGCGCTCTTGTCGGCGATTTCACGATCGCGAGCAGGACAGACGCCACGCACGTCGAACTCACGGCAAGCCCTGGAACGCTCACCGGGGCGTCCGCAACAGTCACCGGGGCTGCTGGAGCATCGTCTAACTCGACCGTTCCATCCGCCTACGCACGACGCAACAACATCCCTCGGAACTGGTTGCCATTCGGAAACGCAATGGTCTACCACACGACCGGAACGTGCTTCGACACATCGTCGTTCTACATGCCCATTTTCGGTCCTATTCCGCTTAACGGTCGTCTCACACACTCTTCGATCATGGCAAAGTCGGCGGCTGGCAAGGCCGGAACGCTAGAGATTTACGGGGCGACGGCGCAGATCGGAAATACGGTAGCCGGATCATACACGGCGGCGCTCCAGACAACCGCGTACAGCGTGAGCGGTGGCTCCGACGGCGATCTTGTTGTCGCCCGCAACGGGTTCTCAACCGACGCCGATCGGATTGCCAACGCAACATACAACAACCGTGAATACCTCATGTGTTGCCAAGGCAGCGGCACGGGTGATTCAGGAACTGGCGCGAATCTCTACATGCACGCGACGAACGCAAGCCTCAGCCGAGGGTTCGCGCTGAATGCCTTCCTGTGCCGTGGCGGCATGAGCGCGTACGACATGGCCGAGGCCGCTCGCTTTCTTGATACACTGACGTGGGAGGCGTACATCTACGCCGTTGCGGACCAGCACGCCGCAGGCGCAGGTGGTGATGGAACGGTTCGCCACTGCGTCATCATCAACACTGGATTTAACGACGCGGGCGAAGCGGCAACGTCCTACGACGGCGTGAACGCGGGCAGCACGAAGGCCGGGCACAAGGCCAACGTTCAGGATCTCATGTCCACGATCCGGGCTCGATGGAACACGTATCGAGGAGCGAACGCAGACAGGACCGAACTGTACTTCATGCTCATGCCGTCGCACTGCATCAGCGACGCTCCGACGACACCGGGAACGGCAAACCAACACGCGCAAGAAGCAAGCGTTCGTCTATATCGGCAGGCTCAGGCCGAGATCGCTGGCGGAACATACAACACGTTCTTCGTGGACCTGCAAAAGCTGTGGGGCACAGAGGCGTATTCGATCCTCAACAACAACAGATTTACGTACACCAAGGACAGCGACGTTCTCCACCTCATGCCTGGAGGTTACGACTTCCTTGCGTCGGGCGCGATTACGGCGCTCAACTCGGCGGCGTACGGGCATTCGTTTTTAGGAATGGAGACACTGTAATGGCTTCTCTTTCTGGACAACTCCAACTCATCGGAACGTTCAAGACGGCGGCGGCGGGCGTGTCAACGTACACACTGGCCGAGTCCAGCACCGACCCGATGGTCATCAATGTTTCCGCCCTGCAAGCCGCAGGCTTTCGCGGCGTAGAGCTTGAGTTCCTTGGAAACACGGCGTCGTCCGCCTATTCCGCAAACGCGATCCTTGTCGGAAGCAAGATCGGCGGATCGTCCAAGATCCAGGTCAAGGTGCTCGGAACGGTTGGGCTCACCACGGCCTCATCGGCGGCAACCGACCTCACGACGGCGCTCGGGCTCACTGGGTCTTGGTATCCGATGGACACGGTTTCGACATCGTGGTCGTCGTCCAGCTACGGCCTCAACATCGTCGAGGGGATCTCTGCAATCTCAAACAACGCGGTGGCACCAAGCGGGTCCGACATGCTCAACACGGTCGTCAGCATCCCGTTCCTCAACGGCCACACGCACATCGCCATCTCACCCACCGACACGTCCACCACAAAGCAAATGGCCGTCCTCCTTCGCGGGATCAATATGTCGCTGTAAGAGTGCACCATGACCATCCTCCAAGCGGTCAACTACGTTCTGCGTCGCGTCCGAGGCTACAAAGTCTCGGCGCTCGATACTGGCGGTTCGTCCGAGCAGGCGTTCATCGAGGACTTCCTCAACGAAGAAATCCTGATCGTCTCCACCGAACCGTGGCACTACAACACACGCTCCAACGTCACGCTCACGCCCGACGCCTCCACGGGCCAGATCAGCATCCCGGCGGGCACGACGACGATCGACTCCGACGCCGAGAACGCCAGCGTCAACGTCACCCCGCTCGGCGACAAGCTCTACGACAAGGACAACAACACCGACGACTTCTCCGACCGCGACGGCCTCAAGGTCACGTACACCGTGGCCTACGCATGGGGGTGTATGCCACTGCCCGTGCGGGAGTACGTGGCGGCTAAGACGGCCCGAGTGTTCGCCGAGAGCCCCCGCGTCCGCATGATGGAGTTGATCCCATCGCTCCGGCACGAGGAGCAGCGACTCCGCACGCTCGCCAAGCGCGCCGACGCCGAGTTGAGCGACGTGAACATCCTTGAAACCGACGAGGCGATCAACATCAAGGGCCGCGACCCATCGACGACGTGGGAGGGTGGTCAGGTCTTTCCCGGTGGCGGCATCGTGACGGGAGGTTTGTAGTGCCTTGTGACGGATCAATCTCGATTCTTTCACCTTACGACTGCACGGGCGAGGTGGTCCTGCAATGCTGCTGCGACCACTTCTACTACGACGACTACGTGCCCGACACGACGTTCGTGGTGTTCACGCCGACGGACGACGAGGGTGGCATCTGGCGCGTGGTGTCGGGTCCGGCACCGCCGCCCACCACTCCGGGCGATCCGTACACCCCGATCATCACGGTGGCTCCGTTCAACCCACCCGAATCCCCGAATCCAACACCCGGTCCCACGATCACGCCCAGCCCGTTCATTCCCGGTGGCCCGGTCGTGCCCCCTGGTGGTTCACCGTCTCCGGGCGTAGTTATCACGCCAGCGCCATTCCCCACACCCAATCCAGGCCCCAATCCAGGCCCCAACCCCGGCGCGGGCGACGCCGGGAATCGCAACGGCTTCCCCATCGGCGACATCAATGTCGAATAGGAGTTTTCCATGCCAGTTCCATCATGGGCACACGCAACGTTCACGGTCGCCACGAGCAGCACGCAGGCGGTCCCACAGATTTTCATCCCGACGCTGGCAAACCTTTCGTCGCCGCTCACGAACCACGATCGACTCGTGCGCGTGCGCGTGAAGGAAGTGACGACCTCTGCCCCGACGTTCCCCGTTCCCGTTTATGGGATCGTGAACAACACCAACTCGGGCATCACCTTCGGTTCCGAGACGGCGTTCGTTCCAGAGAACGCCCAGTCGGATTCGACGTTTATGAGCAAGTACAAGCTTTATTCGTCGGGCACAACGACGATCACAGGCGGCACGACCGTCCGCAACGAGTATGTGAACCCGAGGCTCACGGCCACGCTGGAGTGGTACGAACTCCGTGGCGCGGACACGTTCACCGTCTGGACGCCACAAACCGCGTCCGCCGTCACGCTTCTCATTGACCTTTGGATCGGAGAGTAATCATGGCATACCGAATGTCCAAACTTGAGGCGGTCAACCGCATCGTCATCTCCCTCAAGGGGCGGCGATTCTCGGCGCTTGATTCGTCCGGTTCATGGCCGAGCCTTACGTACACCGCGTCGCAGTGTTCCGAGATCGAGTTCGAGCTTGACCAGGTGCTCCGCGAGATCGCATCACGGGGCGAGCACGAGGGCACGCTGATGAAGTATCAACTCATCACGGGCGACGGCTCCAACCAGATCAACTTCGCCACGACCGGCACCAACAAGTACGCCAACTGCATCCGTGCCGTGCCCAGCGGCAAGGACGAAGGGCGTCGGTGGACGATGGTGGACGGAAAGGCGTACAGCCTTGAGGACGCCAGCAACTCGGTCTTCACGAACGGGTCCACGTTCCAGTGGGACGTGTATGTGGTGAACGAGTTTTCGCAATGTTCGACCGAGTTGCAGCAGGCGGTCCTCGCCGAAGCCACGGTTCGACTCCAGCGCCGCTTTGGTGGCGACGGTGAGATGGACAAGTTCTACGCCCAGGAACGCGACATGGCCGCAGCCACGGCCCAGAAGCCCAACACGCAGGGCGTCAAGAACCAGGTCGAGGGCAAGACCATCTTCATGTCCAGCCCGCAGGGTCAGCAAGGTCAGTAGGAGGTGACGCATCCCGCTCGGTCAGCAGGTCAAGTCGCGTCGGTTCTCACGCTCGGTTACCAATCTGGCGCAGGGCATCTCCATGCTCCCGCCCCACGCGCGGCTTGAGAACCACCTGCCCTACGCCGAGAACGCCATCTTCTCGGTGGAGGAGAATGGGTTTTCCAAGCGCCCCGGCTCGGAATGCACGCTCTATCTCGGATCAAGCCTGGACGACACGAGCAACTACCGGCTCAAAGACCTCGCGTACTCCACCAACGAGGTCTACGTCGTGCTCTACGGAACCACGTCGGGTTCCACGATCGTCCGCATTTGCGAACCGGGCGGTCGGAGCGGGTTGCGCGAGGCGTACGTCAGCATCTCGACCGACGCCAACACCTACCTCAACACCACGGCCACGAGCCTTGATCGCCTTCGCATCGGCGGGAGCGTGGACAAGGCGTACCTCATCAACACCGAGGCCACGCCAGCGTACGCGGAGACGACGGGCAGCGTTAATGCCGCGACGGTGGCGAATCCGACCTCGCTCACAACCGCCGTCGCCCACGGGCTCACCACGGGCGACTACGTGACATTCTCCAACTCCACGGGCATCACCCCGTCCATCGACGGCACCTACGTCGTGACCGTGACCGGCGCGTCCACGTTCACGATCCCCGTCAACGTCACGGCGATTGGCGGCAGCCAGTCCGCGACGTGGTACAACGCCAAGTGGACGGCGACGACGATGCCGGTCAAGTTGACCAAGACCAACAGCGCGTCGGGTCCGTACACGGTGACGGGCATCACCGTCGCGGTCAACCCGGTCGTGACCATCGGAACGCACGCGCTGGTTGCTGGCCAGACGATCACGCTCTCCGGGACCGACTCCACGCCCTCTATCGACGGCACGCACGCGATCGCGTCGGTGGGGGGCACCACCGTTACGATCAACGGACTCAACACGACCATCGCGGGAACGGCAGGCACGGCCTACGCGAACGCCGCCTTCGCGGTGGACGTGGAGACGTGGAAGCAGCGACAGTCCGGGACTCCAACATCCAATCCGGCTCCGTCCTTTGCACGGGCGTCCAAGAAGATCCGTGACCTCGCGGTCTTTGAGGGTCGGCTTTCCTTCGCGGCGGGTCCCTACGTCCAGTTCTCGCAGGCCAACGACCTCACGGACCTGTGGCTCGCCGACCCCACCAACATCGTCGAGAGCGACCCGTTCGCCATGACGCTCGGCGAGGGGTTGGCCGACATCGACTATCTGGCGACGGTTCGTCGCGTGCTCCTCGCGTTCGGGCGCAACGGCATCCAGTACGACATCGGCACGCGGGGCGATGCGTTCACGCAGGCCAAGGCGACGGCCCCGGTGTTGACCCGCTACGCGACCGACGGCGCTCGCCCGTGCGTCTCCGACAATCTGGTGTACTTTACCGGCGTCAACGACAAGGCCGCGCAGTTGCGGGAGATGACCTACGACGAGGTGTACCGCCCCAGTGACGCCCCCGACGTGAGCAAGCACGTTCGGGACTTGCTCTTTACGACCAAGGTTGAGAACGGCGACATGGCGCGCGTCAAGAGCATCGTGTGCGACCCGCAATCGGGCACGGTGCTGATCCTTCGCACGCGGTTCTCGACCACGAGTTACCGGGGGAGCGACCTGTTCCGATACAACACCTACTTCGGGCGTGACCGCGAGGTGTTGCAGCGGGCGTGGACACGGCTCACCTATCGAGACACGGCGAGCAACGAGAACGTGATGGACGTGTGCGCGTTCGGCAACTCGATGTACATGCTGAGGGGGCACTCGCTAGGCGGCACGACCTACTGGTTCATCGAGAAGTCGTCCATACTGCCCGTGTCCAACCACAACGTCACCTACAGCGGGACGGACGTGCAGTATGCGGCGTTCCTCGATTGTCAGGAGTCCAGCACGGGCGCGGCAACGACCAAGACCATCATCGACGCAACCGTCGCGGCGTCCACGGAAATCCAGACCAGCGCCTCGCACGGGCTTCTCACGGGCGATCGCATCACCATAAGCGGTTCATCGGGCACCACGCCCAGCCTAGACGGGACGTACACGATCACCAAGACCGCAGCGGACAAGTTCACGATTCCCCTTACCGTGTCGGCGGCCAGTGGCGAGACGGGCACGGTGACGTACACGAGTTGGACGTTCACAACGGCCCGACCGTTCAACTACGCCCTCTATCGCGGCGACGGAACGGGCCTCACGCTCGGCACAAACAACTACACGACGTTCACGGCGGGGGGCGACTACGACGGCGCGGTTGCCGTGCTCGGGCAGGGCTACCTGTTGGACGCCGTGTTGCCCGAGCCATACGCCAAGAACGAACGGGGCGAGGTGGAAATGAGCGACGCCGTGACGATCCGCGAGGTGGTGGTCCACGTCAAGGACACGATCAAGTTCGACCTTGCCCGTGCGTCCCGGCACCCGACGACGGACAGTCGGTCGGGGAGCGAGACGTTCACCAACACATTGGGCGTGGGTTCCTTCGGCCTCAACGAGTACAAGACGCAGCGGGCGCTGGTGCTTGCCGAGTCCGACGACGTGCTCCTCAGAGTCCAATCTCCCGCCAGTTACCCGTGGCCTGTGACGGTCACGGGCGTCCAGTTTGAATGCTCTCTTTCGACGAGGCCGCGATGATCTACGACCTCATCAGCATGGTCCCCCAGACACTCGCCACGGGTGCCGGGCTGTTCCTCATCCCCGCCGTGCTCGGTGCTGCTACGGCAGGCATCGGATTCATCCAGCAGCAGAAGCAGGCCAGCGCCGCCAAGCGTGCACAGGACAGCGTGCGCAAGGGTGCCGAAATCCAGTCCAGCCAACTGGACGCGGCGGCACGCGAGCAGCGGCTCCTACGCGAGCGGCAGGCGGCCCAAGCCCGAGGGCGGCTCAGCGTCAACACAGCGGCGGCGGGCATCAGCGAGGCCGACTACGCCAATCTCTACGGGCAGGTAGAAACCGACCTGCAAGAGAATCTCAGCATCCTCGATACCAACCTTGTCAACCAGAAGGCGTTGGTGCAGACGGGCGCTCAGGCGGACATCTCGCGACTTGACGCCCAGCGTGGCAACCCATTCCTTTCGGCTATCCTTGGCGGGTTGCAGGGTGCCCAGACGGGCCTTTCGATCGCGTCACTCGGTCAATCCATCGGCGCGGCCAACCGCGTCGCCGATCCCAACCTCACGGCGGGCCAGCAGGCGAGCATCACCTAATGAGCATGTACGGCACCCCAACCAGCGGACGACCCTTTGCACGGCCCACCCTTGACGCGGTGGACCTGACGCAAGGACGCGAGCGGCTCCTCGCGCCCGGTGTGGTTCCGTTGCCCGGCTTGTCCAAGCAGGCGGCGGAGCTTGAGCAGGTGATGGGCATCATCGGAGGCATCGGCAGCGTGGCGAGCGGTGCGGCGTCCCTGATCCGCACGGACACGGCCCAGCGGCGAGCGGCACAGGCCGAGGCCGATCAGGTTGCGGCGGAGGAGGATCGTCGGGCGAGAGAGTACAACATCGGACTCGCCGAGCAGGACGCGACGAACATTTCGACCGACGTGGGTGCCCAGATTCAGACGGGCAAGGTCACGGTCGATCCGGCAAACTTCGGTACGTTCGTAGACCAGATCGTCGCCACGCGCGGCACGCTCCAGAACAAGGACTATCAGGACGCCCTACGCCGTCGCGTGGGCACGATGGTGGCCCGCGAGGTGCAGCAGGCCCGCGTCGTGCAGGAGCAGCGGACGCAGGCGGACATTTTCGACAAGTTGACCTCGCGTGCGTACACCGATCCATCATCCGCCCCGGACGTGGTGCGGACATTGAACGAGTCGTTCTCGAATCTGCCTGAGGGCGTGCGGTTCAAGCCCGTGTTCGACGCGGCCAAACGGCTGGCCGAGCAGGGTAGCGACCAGTACAAGACCGTCGCCGACCAACTCCCCGAGTCCTACGCGATCGACAAGGGGATTCTGGAGAATCAGTACAATGTTGCCCAATCGCGTTTCACGGCCCAGCGTGCGCAGAACGCCGAGAACGTCATCGGCCAGTACCGATACGGCGGGAACTACCAAGGCGCTCTCGCCACGTTGCAGGGGTTCGTGGACACGGGCGTGCTGGACGGCGAGAAGGCCAACACGATCAAGAAGGGCATCGAGGAGGAGCAGCGGGCGGCGCTCGCCCACTCATTCGATGCCGCCGACGATGCCGCGATCAAGAGCGAGAACGACGCCTACATGAACGACGTGCGCTCGCTCATCAAGGGCGGGCAAATCTACCGCGTCCAAAACTTCAAGAAAGAGATCACTCTCCCCAGCGGTAAGCCCAAGACCATCGAAGTCTCAGACACCAAGGCCCGCGAGGAAGGCATCAACAAAGTCATGTTCGACAACGCGGGCGTTGCGAACCCAGGCCCGTTCGACATCCCACCTGCCACGCCGCAGAACGTCAAGCTCGCGTCGGACAATGGCTACGTGCCCGAGGGTTGGATGCGCGTGGTTGGGCACGGCTATTCCACGCTCAGCCTCAACACCATCAACGACCCGAAGTCGGGCGTGCCCAATACGGCACTGGCCGGGTACGCCACCTACAACGAGATCAACAGTCGCACGCAGAACCTTGTCCAGAAGTTGGACGCGATGCAGCCCGAGGCGACCAAGTTCTACCGCATGGTGGACACGCTCTTGGGACTTCCTGAATACCAGGGTCCGACCGGACCAAACATCAAGGCCGCGATGACCGACGCCTACCGGCGCATGCAGACGCACGGGCTTCCCGATGACATCACGCAGAAGAACCTCACCAACGCCGTGAGCACGCTCATGGACGGCGCGTGGTGGAACAACGCCGATAACCGTGGCGATGCAAGTGTGGCCCTTCGTCGCACTGCCGACGGTTACATCACAGCTGGCATGGAACCCAAGGCGGCCATCGAGAAGGCGTCCGAAGTGCTGCAATCCAACAGCATCATCATCAACCGTCGATGGATCGGGAACGTCGATGCGTCGATCCAAGGCCGAGATCGCGAGCAGTTGCCGACGATGGCGCAGGATTACCTCAAGGGCTTTGAGACTCCGACACAGAAGGCGAGTGCGCTCTCATTCAAGCCCGTGTCTCCCTACAACGACACCGACGGCATCTACGTGGTGGACAAGAACGGCCTTCCCGTCGATCCATACACACGAACGACGTGGCGCGAGATCATCGACACACACCGCAAGAAGCAGGCGCGTAGCGTCATTCAGGATCAGAACAGCACGCAATCCAAGAGTGAACTTGAGCTTCCCGGAAGCACGTCAACACCACAAGAGATGTACGCCAAGTCCTTTACGAGCGGGGGCCGATGACCCAGGTCGATACCAGCGCCGAACGCAGGATCGTTCGCGGATATCCCGAGCAGCCCGCCCCAGACCGGACGGCGGAGGACATTCTTTCCGGCATCGGGTCGGCGGTTCTCAACACCCCCACGGCCAACTTCTGGCGATGGGGCCAGATGCAGGACTATCGACTCACGCCCGATCGGTCCTACTTGCTGGACGAGAAGGAACTCTCTCGCCTTGGCGACGGGATTGACAAGGCGTTCTGGCCCGCGTTTGCCGACGCTGTGAGTCGTCCTCATGCCGAGGCGATCCGTAGCGACATCCTTCTCCGCCAATCGCGTGAACAGTCCATTGCCAACGCCGGGTTTGCCGGTGCCGCGGCGTCCGCCGTTTCGAGCGTGCTCGATCCGGCCACGCTCGCCGCCAGTTTCGCCACGGGCGGATTGGGCGAAGTCGCCGCAGCGTCCAACATCGCCACCAAGATTCCGGCCCTTGTCCGCGCCGGGCTTGTCGCCTCTGTTCCAAATACCGCACTCGCCGCCGCCGAATACGCGATTGATCCGACGGGCTCCAAGGGCGAGATCGTTTCGCAAGGAATCTCGGGCGCGGTGCAGGGCATGTTTGGAAGTGTTGCCGCAGGATCGTCCCGCCTTGTTCGCGGTTTACGCGAGGCCACGGGCGCTGTGACGGGCTTGCAGGTGGCCGGGCCGTTCGCGTACATGGCAGACGCCAATCGCACGCACGGGCTTGAGATGAGCCAACTCGCCTTGCAGGGCATCATCGGCGGCATCGGCGGCGCGTTGCATAGCCCCGGCTCAGAAGTCGAGAACGGGCGACGCGACATCATCCGCGCGGCCACGCAGTACGCGAAGGACGTAGAGG